AAGGTCCCGGTCAGCGTGAAAGAGGGTGGGCGTTCGCGCAGGATCTCGACTCAGGAAGGGGCCCTCCTGGTGTTGCGCGAAAAGGCCCTCAAGGGTGATGCGCGGGCACTCGATCGTCTGATCGAACTCGCCAGCCGCTTCAACAACGAATCGGGCGAGACCATCGCGCCGGTGTTGTCCGCCGAAGATCAAGCGATGCTCGCCGCCTACACCGCGGAAATCGCGGCCACTGCCGTGGCAGGATCCCGCCGATCTGCCCCTGCGCGAGCGCATCAGACTGAAACCGCGGGCCAGCTGAGGAATCTCCCGAATGAATGATGCCGACGTCTTTGCCGCGCTGTTACGCACCGAATTGCGTTTCTTTGTCTGGAAGAGCTTTCATACCATATTGCCGGGCACACCCTATCTGCCCAACTGGCACGTTGACGCCATCGTCCATCAGCTCATGCGGGTAACAACCGGCGAGGTCTCGCGGCTGCTTATCAATCAGCCGCCGCGCTCCCTGAAGTCAATCTGCGTCTCGGTCGCCTATGTCGCTTGGCTGCTTGGCCACGATCCGACCCGCCGCATTATCGTCGTCAGCTACTCCAGCGAGTTCGCCGCCGAACTGCATCGCCAGTTCCGCATGGTCATTGATGCACCGTGGTATCGGGCTTTGTTCCCGGCGATGCGCTCTGCCAAGGATTCTGGCAGCGAGCTCGTCACCACCGCCGGCGGCAGCCGCTACGCCACCTCGGTCGGCGGCACCCTCACTGGCCGCGGCGCCGACCTCATCGTCGTCGACGACCCGCTCAAGGCGGAAGACGCGATGTCAGAACCAGCGCGCAGACGTGTCATTGACTGGTATGGCGGAACCCTGGTCTCGCGCCTGAACGACAAGGAGAACGGTCCCATCGTCGTGGTCATGCAGCGGCTGCACGAGGACGACCTTGCAGGGCATCTCATCCGACAGGGCGGCTGGCAGCATCTCGACCTGCCGGCGATCGCCATCGAGGACAGCACCATTCCCATCGGGCCGGGCAAGGTGATCACCCGACGCCGGGGCGAGATCTTGCATGCCGGCCGGGAGAGCCAGGCGGTCCTGGATCGGATCAAAGCCGAGATCGGCAGCCTGATGTTCTCCGCGCAGTACCAGCAGCGGCCGGTGCCGATCGAAGGCAATCTCATTAAGCGGGACTGGTTCCGGTTTTATGACCAGCTGCCTCCAGCAGCTCCAGGTGAGCTCGTCGTGCAAAGCTGGGATATCGCCATGATGACGGGGGAGAGCAACGATTATTCCGTGTGCACCACCTGGCGCATCGTGCGCTCAGATTATTACCTCATCGACGTCTTTCGCGATCGACTTCAATATCCCGCGCTTCGGCGCCAAATCGCACGCCTTGCCGCCCGGCACGGTGCGGGAACGATCCTGATCGAAAAGGCAGGAGCTGGATTGACGCTGCTACAAGATCTGCGTCATGACCTTCCAGATGGCATGACTCGCCCGATCGGAGTGAAGCCCGAGGGCAGCAAGGTCGAGCGCATGGCGGTGCAGGCGCACAAGATTGAGGCTGGTCATGTTCACCTGCCCAAGCAGGCCGAGTGGCTAGACACCTTTCTGCTTGAGCTGCTCGGGTTTCCAAATAGTCGACACGATGATCAGGTCGACAGCATCTCGCAGTTCATGAAATGGGCGGCGGTGCGAAACTATCGCGAAACAGATTCTCGCCCCATAGGATTGCCAGTCTTTTTTGAGAATGGGTGGATGAACGATTGCCGCCACGGTTGGCGACGCATAGAGCCCTCCCCAAAGCGAGGGATCCCCTATGTTACCACGGCTGGCGTCGGGTGGGTCCCGTCCGATTCCTGATTGAAGACTGCCCTTTCGAACCTCGACGGAGATCGCTTTAGGCAGGCGCTCAATCAAGTGGCCTCATCACCTTCTCGGCTTAGTACCAGCAGAGTCCGATCGCGCCTCCGAGCGCGACGCGATCAGGTCGATGCTCTTGCCTAGGCCCTCGCATGAGGTCGGCTCGAATGGGCTCATAGGCCTTCGTGGGACTGGATCACCTACTGGTGCGCTCGTGAGCGAGCTCTCGTTGAGTTTAGCAACTCCTGCCGCCGTTCGAGCGGCAAGGAATAATATGATAGGAAATCCGATGAAAACTGAACATTTACTTGTCCGCGAGTTGCGACCGTACGCGAACAATGCGCGCACGCATTCGAAGCGTCAGATCCGGCAGATCGCAAACAGCATCAAGCGTTTCGGCTTCTGCAATCCGGTCCTGATCGACGATACCAATCAGATCATTGCCGGCCACGGCCGCGTGGAAGCCGCCAAGCTCCTTGGCATGGACGCGGTGCCCACCTTGCGGTTGTCGCATCTAAGCGAGGCCGATAAGCGCGCCTATATTCTCGCCGACAACCAGCTTGCTGCGAAGGCTGGGTGGGACAAGGAGCTGCTGGCGATCGAGCTCCAAGGCCTGATCGATCTCGAGTTCGAGGTCGAGTTGACCGGCTTCGAGATGCCGGAGATCGACCTCATCCTGGAGGAGGCGCGCGAGGCGAAGGGCGCATCAAGGGGCCCGGAAGATGATGTGCCGCAATATCCCTCGGGTCCGGCGGTCAGCCAAGCCGGAGACATGTGGGGGCTTGGCAGCCACCGCCTCCTGTGCGGTGATGCTCGCGATCGGGCCGTCTACCAGAGCCTGCTCGAAGGTGACAAGGCGGAGTTCGCGTTCACGGACCCCCCGTACAACGTTGCGATCGAGCACAACGTCTCTGGTCTTGGTAGGTTCCGACATCGCGATTTCGCGATGGGCAGCGGCGAGATGAAGGAGGCGGAGTTCATCGCCTTTCTGGAAACGGTGTTTCAGCGAATGGCAGAGAACACCGTCGACGGCTCGATCCATCAGATCTGCATGGTTGGCGGCACATGTGGGAGATGCTCGCCGCCGGCCGCAGGGTCTACAACGAGCTCAAGAATCTCTGCGTCTGGAATAAGACCCATGCCGGGATGGGGTCGTTCTACCGCTCCAAGCATGAGCTGGTGTTTGTGTGGAAGTGCGGGACGGCAGCACACAGCAATAATTTCGCGCTAGGCCAGCATGGTCGCAATCGGACAAATGTTTGGGACTATGCGAATGTCCACGCCCTGCGTGCGGGAGGGCTGCAAGAGTTGGCAATGCATCCAACGGTCAAGCCTGTCGCGTTGGTCGCGGATGCGATCAAGGATTGCTCGCGCCGTGGCGCGCTTGTGCTGGATCCCTTCTGCGGCAGCGGCACCATCTTGATCGCCGCCGAGCGGACCGGTCGCAAGGCCCGCGCAATGGAGATCGATCCTGCCTACGTCGACGTTGCCGTGCGGCGCTGGCAGGACTACACCGGCAAGGTCGCGGTCCTTGCCGCGTCAGGCGAAACCTTCGAGACCATCGAGGAGCAGCGCGCTACCACGCCCACGGCTGCCTGATGGCCGCCGCGACCACAAACTCTGCAATGCAAGCTCCAGCCGCACCGCGCCGGGCGAGCATAAAATCTTGTCGGGCGCTTTCTTGATAACGCACCCAGCGGAGCTTGAGCCGCCCTCGCCGTGCGCATTATGTTCGCGAGATCGTCGTCGTGCCTGCATGATGCCGGGCAGCCACACGTGCTCCGCTGGCCGATCCAAATTGGTCTGACGCTACAACCCGTGCCGAAATTCCGGCTCGCTTCTCCTGCTCGGCCCAGGAGTGGGGCAGCGCGCGAGCGAGCCCGGTAACAGTGAGATGCGCCGGCGCAGTGCCGTCAAGCAGCGCCGAGACAATCCGAGGCGAGAGAAAGGCAAGCGGCGCTAGCAGCCGGATGTGCGATTCAAGCTTGCCCTCCCGACGGGCGATCGCGGCGAAAGACGCCACCCGCCCCTGCATCAAATCGTGCATCCAGTTACGGGCATTGGCGATGGCCAACAGGAGCGCTTCGCGGCGATCGGGTCTAATGGGCGTGTTGTGAACGGGCACATGGACGATGCCCTTCACACTCGCGGGCACCGGCCTGTCCCAAGGAATGGCAAGCGTGCGGCTCGGCGAACTCGGCCACCCGTTAGTTGTGGTTTCATGAACATCAGCACCTTCCCCAGCATCGTGCGCGACCTGCCACAGGTCAAGCTTGATCACATGCGCTGCCAAGGTGATGCGCTCGATGTAGCGCTCGACAAGATCGCGATCACCGTCGGGCAGCACCCCTCCGGCGCCGCTGGCGATGAGATGCTTGCGTAACGCCCCAAGGACGAGCGCCTCGAGCTCGACGGCGGGAACGCGGCTGAGCGATCCAGCTCTTGCTGGTTTGTTCGGCAATACGGCCTGGCAGACGTAATAGCGATAGCATACGCCGCGCTTATTGGCATGGCTGGGGCTCATGCGGTTGCCACGCTCATCAAAGATACGGCCGGTGAACAGCGCGGGTGATCCGCGCAGCCGACAGCGCCGCGTCACCGCTTGGGCGGCAAGCGTGTCCTGCACCGCTGCAAACAGCGCAGCATCGACAATGGGCTCATGCTCGCCGCGGTAAACGTCACCACGATAGACCACCTCCCCGATATAGAAGCGGTTCTTGAGGAAATGCGCGAGCGAGCCCACGCCAAAGCCGCCGCCGATAATGCGGCCGTCCGATAGCTGCCGGGCCTTGCTGCGGATACCGCGGCGGTCGAGATCGTCTGCCAGTGCCCGGACCGAGCCGAGCTCGAGATAGCGCGCAAAGATCGTGCGCACCGCGTCGGCCTCGACCGGGACGACCGCGATCTTCTTGTTCACGGCGGCGTAGCCCAGCGGCACCGGCCCCCCAACCCAGATCCCTTTACGTTTCGAGGCGGCAATCTTGTCGCGCACGCGCTCGCCAATCAGCTCCCTTTCGAATTGGGCAAAGGAGAGCAAGACATTGAGCGTGAGCCTGCCCATGCTGGAGCTGGTGTTGAAGGCCTGCGTCACCGAAACGAATGAGACGTTATGGGCATCAAACAGCTCGATAACCTTCGCGAAATCAGCCAGCGAGCGCGTGAGCCGATCGACCTTGTAGACCAGCACAATGTCGATCATCCCCGTCCGGACATCGGCCAGGAGCCTCTGCACGGCCGGGCGGTTAAGAGAGGCGCCGGAGAATGCGCCGTCATCGTAGCGGTCAGGGATCAACCGCCAGCCTTCGTGCGCTTGGCTCTTTATGTAGGCTCCGCAGGCCTCGCGCTGTGCATCGAGCGAGGTGAAGGCGAGGTCGAGGTTATGCTCGGTGGACTTGCGGGTATAAATGGCACAGCGCAAGAGCTTGCTGACGGGTCCGTTCATCGCAACGGGAATCCAGTAGATACTCAGCTACGCATTCGGGGTGAGTAACGCATGACGGCGGCGAGGCCCGCGACAGACTGTAGCCTCACCGAGATCAGCACGAGACGTCATTCGGTCACGCGTTGCCGGGGCGTTCACGCCCGCTTACGCGCGGGAGAGGTTGCGTTGCGCGATGTGGTTCTTCTGGTGTCCTCGGCGACGCTGCGGCGCAGTGCCTCCATCAGATCGATCACCCGATGGGGCGCGGCAAAACTCGGCCTGCGCTCTTGCACGACGCCGGTCTGCTTGGCCTTGAGGTGCGCCAGTACTGCCTCCTCGTACCGGTCCCGAAAAGTTGCAGGGGCAAAAGCACCAGCCTTACTGTCAAGAATTGTTTGGGCAAGCCTGAGCATGTTGGGTGCAATGCTGACCTCGGGCAGATCGCAGAAGTAATCCTCCGCCTCGCGCA